GTTATCATTAAACATCTCATGACAAATAGCCTTATAAGGTGTCTCGAACACCTCTTTCTTTTCTTCTACTGTACCAGGCAAATAGCCCATATCTCTCGTTGGTACTACCGACCTGACAATAATGACCTTATTATAAGGCGTCTCTCGCTCGAGAACCGATTCCAGTGCCAAATACATCGCAACAAAAGTCTTACCAGTACCAGCTGAACCAGCAAGTACCAAATTATCTCCATCGTCCCATGAATCATACGCTTTTTGCTGGTTCTCAGTTTGTGCATCATATTGATATAGATCGTCATATTTAGCTGTTGCTTTGCTCATATTCTTGTACCATTTGAAGTTCTGAAATCAGTCTATAATACCATACCCGATCATGAGGATCACTTGCCTTATCTGCATCGTCTCTCAGTTGAACGATGCGAGTAGCGATATAATCTTTAAAATCTTTTTGTCTATTGCGTTTCATGTCTTAATAGAATTTCCTCTACCAGAGCCTTTTTTGATTTTGCCGAGTAGATCTCTCCAATTTGATCCTGCCTTTGAGAGGTTACTCTTGCCATCCCCCTGATATGCAAGCTTTGGGGCTACAAGAACTCGTACTAGATTGTATTCAATTAAAGTATTTTGTAACTCTTCATAAGAGCAACTGATATCCCATGACTTCTCGTCTGGGTCACCCTCTTTTCGCACTGTGTAAATCGGCACGGATATCCTCCCTTAATTCTAAGATACGCTCTCGTAAAACGTTAATAGTAGTATGAATATGACCAGTATCATGATCTTGTAGTCTATCTGCTAGACGACGTACTTCGCATTCAAGTACTGTAAGGTAATCAAGTCGATCAACTGTCACGCTGCTGATTGTAGTTGTTTCGTTCTGAACCATGATGGTTTATCCCGTCCTTTTTCCCACAGCATAGGCATACGATGCTGCTTAGTTTGATAGAAAGCACGATAAGACTTGATTGGATCTTGAAACATACACTCAGGATTTGACTTCATTGCAAGCTTGAATGGTGTCAATGGTCCATTTGGTATATTACGTGGCGTAGATTGTAACGGCCACAAAACCTCACGTTGTGTCTTATGTGTCTTATACGGTTCTTTTTCCGTACTGAATCTATATGTATACTCGTCAGCTAGGGCTTTCATGTGTTCCCAATGCCAACGATAGTTTTCGCTCGACTCCATGGTCCAAACAGTACAAGGATGGCCCACATGTACAGCCTTGTAATACAACAACTCTGCTTCAAGATCGTCAGCACCTTCGTATAGACACCAATACTTTTGCATGGTTTTACCTGACTTTGATGGCTTTTTCATTAGCTTGCCGTCAAGTACACGATGTGCAGTAGACAACATCTGAGCAGATTCTACCAGCATCTTAGGCACGTGTTTGTCACATTGCATTTGTGCTGAAATAACAGGATCTTCATGAAGAATAAAAATATTCATATTTATGCCTTTCTTTGTTGTACTCTGCACTATTATAAACTGTTTCGGCGTCAATGTACATGATTAATTCAAACTTCACTGTTTCACCTAAACTGAGTGGTTCACGCGGGTTTCTTTCTAGCCATTTCCATGTAATGAACGTATCGATATTACCCTTTGCTATATTATCATATACATAAGGAGTAAGACGCAAGACTTGATCTTTATTATGGTATTTGAAATCACACTTACCAAAGAATTCATGTTCAGTATCATACTCGAACCCTTCGAATCTTGTATGACCACTTGACGGGATTTTTGATAGTGCCCATTCAGGAAATTCAAAAGACCATTGTATACGAGCATCAACATGATCTCGTGTATCTTCAGCGACCTTTTGTTCTAACATAGTATAGAACTCTTGATCGACACAAGCTTTATATTTCATGGATCTACCTCCGCTCCAGCTTAATACTAGAGTATTATATCAAATTGGGAGCGGTTTGTAAACCCCTTATTTTTTTATTTTATGTTGGATTTTGGAGTTGATTCCCGTACAAACTTTCCATCGTCTTGAGTACAAAATTTCGTTTCTGTTTTATCTTATCAGCTCTTTGAATGTGACCTTTCTTTTCTAATCTTTTAGCATAGATGTCTAATTCTTCTGAATCTTTTTTAAGTCTTTCTAATTGAGCTAGAACCATTAACGGAACTCCAAAGTAAAAGAGAGCATGTCGAAAGTATCGACTGCTCTCATAGGTTAGGGTTTGTGTGATGAACTTAGTCAGGCAGCAGACCAGGGAATGCCTCCTTCACTAAGGCTTCTGTAATGCCTTTGATCTTTTCACCATTTACCATATCAACCACGATCTTAGCATCTTCTGGGTGTACGCCTTCGAGAATCTCTACATACATACGTTCACGCTTAAACTTTGGCAGCTTAGCAGAAAACGTAGTATTAGCGATGTATTTAAACTTGAGATGTTCTCTAAGCAAACTTGATGGATGATTATATACTTCTGCCGGTGTATAAGGAGGTGTTCCTGTCGGTACTCTCCATTCTACACGCTCGTCAAAATAACCACGTAGGACATCACGTAGTGCCATGTGATCATTTTGTTTTAAAATCTTTAGTTTTTCGGCTTTCTTCCGAGTGGCGCCGACCATATTAAAAACTTCATGTACTTGTTTAGCCATTAGTTAACAAATTCCTCAACTGATTCAATCAACATTTTCATGTTTTTATTTATAAGATATGGAAACACCATACCTTTATTTTCCCATTGATCTTGCGAATTAAATTCCTTAATGATTTCATTTTTGATATCTTGTGGAGTTTCACTAAGATCAATCATCTTCTTGTTACGACAGTAATTACGATACCAGTTTGCAGCATAGAGTAATTCACCATCATCTAAGTCTTCGATCAACGTTGTCATCTTCTTCGAAGAAAGAGGAGTTTGACGTTGACCACTAATAAAGACATCATCAGCTGATAGTACGTTAGGCACACCATCTGATGCATCACCACGCATGATATGTTCGAGTAAGAACGCTCGTGGATTTTTCTCTACTATATATTTCTTTTGTACAGGAGAAAACTGCTTGACGTTATCGTACTTTTGAAGTTGAGCAAAGTCTTTATCTCCAGATACAATCATGATTTCTTCGTATTGGCCAAATTCTTGGCTGTTCTCTACGAGAGTAGCGATAACATCGTCTGCTTCACAACCATCGATATGTAGTACCTTATAAGGGAAGTTTTCTTTGATCTCTTCTCTTACATTATTCATGATTGTGAAAGCTTCGTTCCAATCGAAATCAGATTCTTCGCGAGTCTTACGGCGATTTGCTTTATATTCAGGATATACTGATTTGCGCCAATTATTTGGACCATCACACGCGAGTACAAGTTCGCCGTATTCTGACTTAAACTTTGTACGATACATACGTAACGTGTTTAAGATCATATGACGAATCATACCTTCTTCATTGAGTTTTTGTACAGCGATATTGGCCACTGCAATAGCACTAAAGTCAACTAAAATCATTATCTCACCTCTTTAATTTATAGAACAATTATACCATAATAGATGGAGAATGTAAACAGTTTTTTTCGTTTTATTTGATTTTATTTAGGTGTCGCGAGTGTATCTTACAACCTATGAACTCGTTGTACCACTCATCGGAAAGAAGGACGTCATTATCGAACTGAGCTTTTGCTTCAAAGTAGGACATTTCTCCTTTTGTTTTACAGAGTCTAAGTATTTCTCTTGTATAATTTTCTTCTCCTTTTGACTCTTTAAGTAATTGGAGAGTTGTATTTGAGCCGTAATAGGTACGCCAGTCAGATTCGACACGGGTTCGAACCCTTCGGTTTCTCTTTGAATTTTTAGGTAATATTTTAGGCCGCCAGAAGTTCTTTTTACCGAGATATTTCTTCCCTGTATCCACTTCTGTGATGACATATACGAACCCTTGGTATTCTTCGGGTGTATCTCTAAATTCTTCATTGTTGTATAACCACATATAGTTATATATTAGGATCTGAAATGTCTTCTACTTCTGCACGTCTACCGCAAACTGGGCAGAACTCTGGAGTTTCGTTATTCTCAACCAGTACAAACGTGGTTGATTCGCATTCCTCGCATTCGACTCGAAATTCGTTTTCCACTTTCTTCTAATATCTCCTGTTTGCGTTGATCGTCACAGTAAAACCATTCTCTGATCTCGTTAGAAGAACGACCACAGCCTTCGCAGTGGTCGTCCTCTATTTTACAAACCCTTATACAAGGGGATGATACACTAGAAATCGATTTCACATGCACCGCCTGCACAGGCCGCAGCTGCGAGTGTATCGACATCTGTATATTTTTGTTCAGTTAAATCTGTTTTCCAATCTACAGGTTTCAGATTCTGTTGAATCTTATTCCACTTATGTAAGAGATATGCATCTTTTAGACAATGTTCTGCCTTCTTGATATCGCCTTTGAAGTAGTTATTTGCAAAGTTTTCAAAGCGACGAATCCAATCCTTACGTGCACTGTTTTCAGCAGACTCAAGACTAACATCTAAGCCAAAGCCTTGTGCAGTAGCACACGCATCCCATAGATTTGGAAATACCTTGATGGCATCGACTACCAAGCCTGAAGCAAAGATTGCTGCAGTGCCGTATTCTTTGACCATCTTTTTCTCATCAATGACTGCAGTATTCGGTGCTTGATTATAATCCTTATCTCCTGTTGGTGATAAGAATGAAATACCAGAAAATGAATACCGATTATCGAATACATACTTTTCAACTTCGTCCCAATCATCTACGATAATCGTATTTGATACATTGTGGCGAATACCTTCATCAGCACATAGTTCTTCGTTAGTGCCTTCAACTACCCAATTCTTTTGTGCTTTTGCGACGAGCTCGAGGTGTTTGACACCGTATAAGTCATCTTTATACATTGAACCTTTTTTCGGTACAATAGGGAATGAAACAACAACATCGCTGCCTGTTGCTGACCACACAGACTCTTCTACCATGTATGGATTTGATTTCATGATAGCTTGTGTGATCTCAGACTCTTTATTCATTTGCACATTTCTAATGTACATGTTGCTGTGTTCCGCGTGGATTCCAGAAGCGGTTTGTAAAAGAACTGATGCATTACCGCTTGGCTTAACACAAGTAGTCCGAGCAGCAGGATTAATGCCAATAATGGCGGCAATTTCTTTGTTGACTTGTTTGACAATCTTTGCTCCTTTTTTGAGGATCTTTTCGTCGAACAAGACCTTTGGATTATTCATCCAACCAGTGATTGAAACACCGAGCAATGCTTCTCGGTCAAAGATCTTCTTCGATACAGGACTCAAGAATTTGAAGTCAGTGTATCCAGCTTGCAGTGTGCCCAAGATAGCAGCAGCACGACATGCTTTATAAAAGTCCTCTTCTGTATGACACATACCACCGTTAATCTCTGTCAGGTTACAACCTTGCCAACCTGATTCTCCGTCCATTTGAGGGAACATGCCGATCTCGACACAAGGATTTGTAGTATGCTCTTTTGAGGTTGTAAAATAGAAACCAGGTTCACCAAAAGATTTAACAGATTCCATGATCTGTGCAAACATTTCTGGAGTAGCCTCATCTCTTACGATGACTGCAGAGTTATTTGAACGACCCCGTTGTGGGTTATCCATAAACCAGTTACCTGTTTTGGCAGTCATCATCTCTTCATCTTCTGGAGAGAAGAGACAAATAGTTGCTGAGCGTCGTACACCACCTGAAAGGACAGCATCAGCAGCATGCATGCAAATATCATATACAGTAATAGGACGAATTGCAACTGCTTCTTTTGTATCCATGACAAGCGCTTGTAACATATGCTCGATCTTATCAAGAGATCGACGCAAGCCTTCTGGACCTGGTGCTTTGAATCCACCAGAGATCTTTGCACCTTTTGGTCTAATCTGTGATAGGTCAAAGAAGACACGACGACCTTCGTACTCTGGATACTTTCCACCACCTACAAAGTAGGATGACATAAGTACATCAAGAGCTGAAGCCCATCCTTCGATAGAGTCTTCTACAATATAGCCTTTTGCCTGCTTAGTGCGCTGTGCAATCTGCGGTATTTTTGCAACGTGATGTTCTTGTACAGAGAAGCCTGCACCAGCACCACACAATAGAATATAGAAAAACTCACCAAAAAATTCAGCACGATCTGCATAAGATGAAGTACAGTTGTACATTCGCATCTGATGTTTTAATAGCTGTTCACCACCAAACTGTAGAGCACGCTGTGCACCAAGAACACGCTGTTCTTTGTATGACTGACGTGCATCTTCGATATAAGGCTGCAGTTTGTTTCCGTTATTTTTATAATTTTCTTCATGCATAGAGATGACACGATCGACCGCCTCATCCCATCTTTCATAATTACCCGATTCTTCGTTAAACCGAGAATAGCCGTCATAAAACTTGGTTTCTGACAAAAACTCTCTCGTGTCTACAAACTGTGTTGTTTGCATACCTTGTACCTCGTGTCTGATTTTTTAATAGATGTAGTATTATATATCATTTTGCCGTTTTTGTAAACAGCCTGGGGAGAGTTTTTATGAAAAATACTTTTTAATCATTTCTAATTGATCATCGTATTTGGCAATCTGTTCGAGCTCTGTCTCAATGGCTTCCATGATATCTGGATGCTCGCCTACACCAACAGGATGACGTAGATAAACCTCTACGTTTGCGATGTGTTTATCGATATGTCCGCCCGCGTGCCTCATTGCTGACGCGATTAGTAGTTCTCTCAATTCGTTCTTTCGTTCCATCTTCTTTTCCTAACATGTCGAAGGCCCAAGTTATTTCACGACATTGCCAACATCTGCCGCAATGTCCTACTGTATACTCAAGGCATGATTGTGTCTCGCTAATATCTATACCTTCTCTATGGGCTAAGTCAATGATGTGATACTTGTATAAATGCAGGAAGGGTGCATGGATATTGGGGAATGGTATATGAAATGGCCTATATGGTCTGCCTTCAATATCAAACTGTGGGAAGTGTTCAATTGGAGGTTGAACATTGAGACCGAGATAAATGTCTTTGCCTTTAATATTTTGTATGGCTTTGACCATCATTTCTGGCGGGTTTTCTGGATTTACTTTGATAGTTTTAGGATAATATCCTATCAAACTCGCAACATGAGTTGGCTCATCGAATCCATCTCCTCGATATGCTGTATAAACATCTACGTCTGCATATCTCGAAAGTAAGTGATAAAGGACCAGGCTGTCAATACCACCTGACATAAGTAAAGCGACTTCGGATGTAGGGTGAATGTTAACTACCCTCGTATCCCATGTCGGACCACATTCATATTGATACATTTATTTCTTTCGCATTTTGTCGATTGCTCTGCTACCGAACCAGAATGAAATGATAGCAGCGAAGATAGCTTTTGTATCCTCGTCCCATAATAATTGAATCGCTTCTGAAAACTCAGTGCCCTTTTCGAGGGCTTCCATTAGAAGCACAATCTCGATCGTTGCAAAGAGTCCAAAGAAAGCGTACGTGATTACTGGTCTTACTGACTTCTGTAAGCCAGAGATAAATCCAGTTCCTTGATTGATGCTGATGTCATGCTGAATCAAACGATCATGTTCTTTGTCATGACCCATCGTTTCATACATCTTGAGGTCATGATCATAGCCCTGAGATCTTAACTCTGCCATGACCTTCATCTTTTCAATCTCATGTTTACGATCTGCCTTATCTTTGAACGCATCAGTGATTGCTGGTACGGTCGAAGATGCAAATCCTAATAATGAACCTAATATTGATAACATATCATTTTATCCTGTAAATTCTGCGGTAGGTGGTGTAAATGCTGCAGTATATCGTGCAAGACCTTTTGTGATTCTTACATCTTGCATATATCCGGCAAATATATTTGATCCGTTGAGTGTATTCAAGCTTTGGTAGTAATTACCTAAAGACAATCTGCCTTGCGCATATGTATATGCATTAGTCCATGAACCTATAAGTGTTCCATCTTGAAACATTCTATGAACATTTCCTGATCGAGTTACTGCAAGGTGGTGCCAAGTATTAGATACCGGTGTTCCTCCAACTATTCTATTATTAGTATCTGTGTAAAAATATAAATTACTAGAAGCCATATAAATGTGCGGTGTACTATGTAAACTACCACTATTATTTTTAATCATACTCAATAAAGTGTATGTTGCAGATCCACTATTTGGTCTAAACCAAAATTCAATTGTCCAATCATATGTAGAAAAATTATATAGTGGATTATCGACACCAGGATCATATTTTAAACCAGAAGTTCCGTCAAAATATATTGCACTCGAAGTTGTGAATTTTCTTTGTGTATTACTTGCATCACTGCCCGATTTGACAATCTGTTTTCCTTCACCAGCATTCCAAATATCATTCTGATTTGTGCAGGTAAGTAATTCTGTATTGGTAATTGCAGTAAGTGGTTCAGTTGGAGGTGTAAAGTTTGATGTATATACGGCAGTTCCTTTTACATATCTAAGATCAGAAATGTATCCTTTCATGTATCCTTGTGCATTATCAAGTGTACTTATCTTAAAAGTCTTACTTGTTTTACTTGAAGTTTCAGCGACAGTTCCTACGCTTTTCCCGTCAAAATACAGTGTTGTAGATGATCCATCACATACCAATGCAACATGAGTCCAAGCATTAAGTGTTATATTAGAACTTGAAGTTATCTTTATTGTATCATTAACTCTATATACAACTACACCAGTATTTTGTATATTCAGAACTAGGGAATCGCCAGTTGACGCCCCGATCGCCCATATTCTATCAAAATGACCAGATCCACTATAGTGTCTTTCCGGATATACCCATGTTTCAATTGTCCAAGTAGTGCCCGTGGTCACAGAAGGACCAGTTATGTAATCACCACTGCCATCAAAGTATACAGAACCACCGTAATCTGCTTTTGTGTATTTTTTATAATCGTATGGGCTAAAACGCTCATTTTCTGGATTACCACTGACAGCGGTAGCAAGACTATTAGAAGAACCATCGGCAATATAAGGAAGATGACATAGAAGTAATGATGTGTTTGTAATTGCTGTTAGTGGTTTATCCGGTGGAGTAAAGTTTGATGTATATACTGCAGTTCCTTTAACGATGCGAACGTCTCTTATATATCCAGTTACATGTTGATTTGCTGCAGTGGTTCTACCACCAATATGAAACGCATTATTTCCGTCTGTCCATGTATATGGTTGTGAATAGTTTGATATACCACTGGTGGTGGTACTTCCATCTAAGTAAACGGAAATCGTACCACCATTATTCACAACTGCTATATGATACCATCTATTTGTTTCTACCGCTGAACCAGTTTTAATGTTCCAAGTGTTACTGCCATTTCCATGTAGAATATAAAGATTTGCATTATTCAGCCCATACCAACACCCCTGGTGATCGGTGGGTTCAGAATTTGTTACCATCGCTTGAACGCCACTTATTGTGTCTACATTAAACCACCATTCAATGGTATAATCTGATGTTCCAAATCCAAATTCATCGGAACCTTCTGTAACTTCAATTTCATCATTGCCATCAAAGTATGTACTATACCCACCAGGATGATATGGAGTAAGTGCGGTTGAGGTTACATTACCTGCTTCTGTAATACTGTGATTATTAGTTGATATATCAACTTGATTATCAGAATCAGATACATCTGCCTTTAATAGCGCTGTGGTATAATTCGAATTAGGAACTTGGAAACTCAGTGTTAATGTTCTATCACCTGTACCAAAACTAATTCCATCTGATGCCTTGAAAGTTAATACTGCAGATGTTGTTGTCGCAGAGTCTTCGCTTAACGGAGTGATCGTAAAGACAGAACTATCTTGACTGAGCGATGCAAGTCCTGCAAAGCTACCGTCTGATTCTACACTAAAGGTTAATCCATCAACAGCGTTATCTGAGTCTGTACCTGTTAAAGTAATAGTGGTAGCTGTACCTTCTGTCGAAAGTTCAATTACACCAGCAGGACTAATTGTCAATGTCGGTGTGGCATTAATAAGTGCTACATTATACCAGCCAGATCCATTAGAGATATAAAATCTCCTATTACCTGAAACATATGCTTGATCACCTTCGGTCAATCCAGTTGTTGGTAGATCTTCTTTTGTAGCATATACGTCTAGCGCGGCACCTGTGCCTAAAGCTATATTTGCTGTGTTAGAAGCCTCTGTTCTACCGAGTATTTTTGATATATCTCTTGGACGACCCATTACCCTATTCCCTTTTCCTGATAGTAATCACGAAAACGTTTCAATAATACTGGCATGCCCTTCTTCTTACGGCGATCATGAATAGTCTTCGCCTTGAATTTAGGTCCCATATTCTTTGTGTCTTGTGGTATGCCAGCATCTGCAGTAGTGGTCATCTCTTCTGCCTGCGCACGACGAATGGCGTCAGGAGTCGGTGCACCTTTCTCGCCTTTCTTACGCATCTTCTTGCCTGCACGGCGCTTAGCCCAAATATTTGCCCAAAGTCCGTTACTCATTTGTAAATCTCGCTAATGGTAATGTAAACAGGTTGATTCGTGTTTACGTGTGTCGCTGCATAGATATCAACACCGAATACATCACCAACAGGATACGCATCTTCTTGTATGCGTATCTGATCTTTTGCCCTTACGACATCATCGTATGTTGTATTTACGATTTTAGGATTACGAACTCGATAAATGCCTGGAGACAACTGTCTATCTTCTAATACGAACCATTGACTCTGTTCATTTAAGAAGTCCAAGATATCTAAGTCACACTTTTCACACATCTCAGCAAGACGTGTATCGTCTAGATTATACTTTTCTTTTATAAGGTATAAAGCGGATGCGAAAGAACCAAGCTTGCTTCCTCCTCCTGGTACTTTATTGAGCAACCGCTTGACATTAGCAGCAAGCCGAATAAAGGGAGTATAAGCATCCTTTTTTTCTTTAGTATCGATAGGTACAGACTTAACACGTTTACCTTCTTCATCTATGATTCCTTCTTTATATGCATCCCAACTTTTCCAGTCAAGGACTAACATACGAATAAATCTAAACGTGTATGTAAGATCAGCCGCTTGTTTGATTATTCCCATTATATTTTCCTTAATGCTTCTACTACATACTGATCCATCATGATACCAGTTAGCTGATCGTTTTTTATGTAATTCAAAAATATTAAAAATGGTTTTACAACTGGCCAATGTCTATCATCTAACCTAACTTCTAACATCTTTAATGCTGGCTCTATACCAAATACATTAAAGATGACTATTAAATGATTTAATATCAAGCGTTCAGTCAGTTTATCGTCATCTAAATAGCGATTAACCAAACGCTTGATATATTTAAATCGTTTTAAATCCTCATTAAACTCATCAATATCTGAGAATGTAGGATTATAATAATGTTTTGCGGCATAGAGCAATAGGTTTGAATCATTTAGATTTTCTTCAAGTTTTTTCATAATGTTTATATATTAAAACAAACTCCATTTCTTTTTAGTATCTTCATCTGCCGTTTCTTCGATGTGCTCTTCTAACTCTTCGATTAGATCATCTTTTCTATGCCTACGATCAAGCTCGATACCTTGTTGTCGTCCTAAAGCTTCAAGCTCAATCTTAGTCATTTCATCAAGAGTCTTTGTTGTTGGAGGAGCTTCATTCAGTTGTTCAGCCCATTCAGTTACTGGACCATCGACGATCAATTCTTCGACTACTGGCTCAGTCTTGCCATAGAACTCATCGATTTGTCCTTGAGAGATCTTTTGTACTTTTAAGATCTCTTTAGTACGTGGATTCATCCAACCGCGTTGAGTAGGCACTGCGCCTCTCGCCCATGATGGTGGTTTAATAGCCATTTTAATTACCTACCTTGTCAGTTTCGTACATTGACGCATAAGCTTCTTTAATATCTTGCATCTTGTCGTATTTGCCTTCTGCCACTTTATGCGGCATATCTTTTCCTTCAGGCTTCATCGCCGCTGGGTCTTTGAACTGTGTACCTGCAGGAACGATCTTACGATCACCCTTAGGATTATCATTTTTACGCATCTTCGAATTCTTGACATTTGATGTCATCTTTTCGAAGTTCTTCTTATCAATCTCTGGCTCATTAAGATGAGCATCTGGACCTTTAGCAATCTCAGCGTCTGCAGCCTTCATCATCTCTTTCGCAGCGGAATGCTGTTGCTTGTCCATCATACCTTCTGGCTCTGTAGCACCTTTTGTGTGCTTATCTCTTTCATTCTTTTTCTCTGCAAGGACAGACTTAAGAGATGCTCTGATACGAGACTCTTTTGTTTCCATAGGCTTTGCTTTCTTATCTGCATCCATTTTTGGGTTCATTTCAACCGTAGACTTCTCACCGCGACGCTTCTTCATATCTGCTTTTACTTTTGCATCTGAACGTGGATTTGGTTCACCTTTTTCTGTGTCCATATCCTTGTACATGCCTTCTTTAACATTA